TAAACCAGTTGATTCTCATATTGTTTTCAAGCCTCCAGCTTGCGCTCCAGTAGGGCAAGGAAGCGGTGGAGCATGCCGTTTGTCGAGGTATACGCTCTATCCTTGCCCATCAAGTCAGATGTTACTGAGACGTGCCCTTCAATTGCACGCCGTAGGTTGGGCGGTATACGCCGTAACCGTAGACCATTGAAGCGTTGAGTTCCCATGCGCCGACACCGGCGTATGAGGCATCCCATTGCGGGTTGATCGTGAATCCCTGACGAATGTCGAGGGCAAGTGCTTCCTTGCTGAACATTGCACCGATTGCGGCAGTACCGCTTGCGATGTTCGCGTCAACGAAGAAGTCCATGTTGTCAAGCGACGCTTGGTAAAATCCGCTCATAAAGCGGTTCTTCAGATCCTCGCTCTGCATGAGAGTAGGCACGCCTGATGAAGCGGAAGTCAGGTAGTACCATTGCATCGGGTGGATCACGACCGAATAACGACCGTAGATTTTGTTCCCGCGCATAACAGCCTGTGCGTTGAAGATGTTTGCCCAAGTCAAAGTGCCGCCTGCAGTTCCGACAGTGCCACCGGTCAAGCCGGACAAAGTACCAGCCAGGTTGGTGTCAATGTGCGCGGCAGCGGTTTCGCCCAAGTAACGACCTGCGTCACGTTGTGCACCGGCAGGATCGCTCTTGATGCGGTTCATAGTCAGGCTAATCTGCTGACCATAGGTTGAAGGCGTGATTGTGCCCCCAGCGGTTGCGCTGAAGGTTGAAGCGGTCATATCCACAGTGCCAGCGATTGAACTAAAAGTGCCGCCGCTGTATTCGCCGTAGACGCGGGGTGCAAGCCCCTGATAGTCGCCGAAAGTTGTTACCAGTGGTGCGAGTACGTTGCCTTCCTGCGCCGTGAATAGCGCGAGTTCGTAAACGTTCGCAACCAGTGTTTTGATGTCTTCATATCTTGATGCAGCCATAATGTATTACTCCTACAAGGGGTTGTCTGGACCCCAGTTGATTCCGCCGCCCTTCCAGATGTCAACTTCACCACCGGTGAGCCGCGTTAGCTTTTGTGCACGCGTTTCCTCTTTCGAAGCTTGCTCACCTGGATTCGTAGCGCCCGTGTTCGGTGCGGCTTTTTGTTTGGGCAACACTTCGAGAATTGCCTTCGCGTCTTCTTCCATTTCTTCGAGCGTCTCGCCGTGAAGTCGGTCGGATAACGCGGCAGGCAAGCCTAACTTTGCTGCCACCTCGATTTGCATTGTGCGTACGGTCTTAGCTTTTAGTTCGCTTTGCGCGCGTTCAAGTTCTGCCTTCAAGCGGTCTGTCTCTGACATCTCCGCTTGTTTGCGAACCTCTTCCGCCTGCTTATAGCGTTCCAATTCGGCTGCCGCTTTCTTTGCCTGTTTCAGTTCTTCACGCTGCTTGCGGATGAGCTCCATCGCGCGCGCCTCGTCAAACTTTTCAGACTGGTTTTCATCAACCACCGTTGCAACGTCCTGCGCTGCACCTTCAACCATCTCGGTTTTAGGGTTTTCGTCAATTGTCATGTTAATCCTCCGATTAATTCCCGCTCTCGCGGGTTGTCGATTGTCTATTTGCGGAATACAACAAAAAACTCATCACCCCAACCTTCCGATACAAAAACAATTCCGTCATATTTTGACCTAAGAGCCTTAGCAATTATGGGGTTTTCATAATCAGGATCGGAAAAATTTTGAGACGATGCGTTTATTACGAGGGGATTTTTTAATGATACTCTAGCTTCTTTTACGTCCTGAGCACTTCCACCCCGCACTCCAGCATATTCTTCTGCGTAATCTCGTTCAAGCGAATAGAATGTAATTTTCCCGCTGTCATCGCCATATCTATAAACCATTTTGTTCTTTATTGGCACTCCGGTTCTGTTGGCATCGTAATCTTCAAAAATTATGTTTTCAGTATTTTTGCCCAACAAATCCTTTAGCGGCACACGTGAGTTCATGTTGCCATAAACGTCATCGTGCCTGTGCCCTGATAAGTCGTTGAAGTCGAACGCTCCACCCTTCCAGGCATCCCACGTTTGCGCCCCCATCATCTCTTTTTGTTGTGCCTCTGATAATGTGCTAAACCATTCTTCGCCGGTCTGCTCTGGCTCGCTCCAAATCTTGACGTGTGGGATTGCAACACAGCGGCAGTTGTAGTGTCCGTTCAAGCGTTCTGTCAGCGGATAAACCTTGCCGTGATTCACAAGGCAACTCATGCACGTTGTCGCGTCTTTCGAACTCCACCACGTCCAGCCGTCCACCACGTCCTGATTAGCTATGAATTGCGCGTGAGAGGCATCTCTGTCAGCGTGCAGAATCGCTGTTCGTGTCATTCGCATTGCGTCGGTCAACCCACCGCCCATAATGCGTTCAAATGTCTTTGCAACCTTTGTCGGGTTGTAACCAAACGCCACCCCTTCTGTCAGCGCGTCTGCAAGCCTTGACGTGTGCTCTGAGCTGAACATGCTCAATCGTTTCCATAACGGTGAGTCTTCCTGCAAGTAACCCAGCATGTTGATCACCGCGTCTGTCGAGATTGTTTGCGGCATCGCTAATCCGAAACTGGCAAGGTACGCGTTTGTCTGCTTGATTGCCAGTTCTGCCGCTGCTCTCGTGCCAGTTCTGATTTCGATCTCGGTGTAAGCCGCGTACTTGTTGAACTCTTCTTCCGCCGATGTCAATAATGACTTGTATTGCGCAAGCCGGTACATTTGTCCGGTAGTCGGCTTGTCCAGTTTGCTCATTGCCAGAATAAGCGAGTCCATCTTCGGCAATAAGCGCGTGTACAATTCGCGGTACGTCTTTGCCAGTCGTAGTAGAGCCGCCGCGTCCTGCCGGTCAATCGCCTTCTTGAACGCAATTGCGAGTTCAGTCGCTGTTGGCATTCACATCCTCCAGCATCGGCAAGCGGTAATGCGCAATCCGCTTCTCTGCAATCTCGACATATTCAGCCTCACGCTCTATGCCGATGAAGTCCCTGCCTTCCAACTCGCAAGCAATGCCAGTCGTGCCAGACCCCATGAACGGGTCTAACACCACCCCACCAGTTGGCGTTTTGGTAAGCCGCACAAGGTAGCGCATCAATTCGATTGGTTTGACGGTGGGGTGGTGGTTTTGGGACGGACTTGATTTGCCCATCGTTTTGCCACTTCCGTTTGTTTGTCCTTCCCAGTTGCTAATGCCGAGCGGTCTAACTTCCTGAGCCTCCATCCCCTCCAGCCCAGCGTTGCGCTCGCTTCGGCTGGCTTTAGCGCAGTAAAAAAAGCGCGCGGCTGAGCCGTTGCTTCCATTATCCGAATATGATGTTACATTAGGCATTACATAGCTCGTTTTACTGATTGCGTTTCTTGGTTGCCCTGCCTGATGCGCCCCACTCTTCGTTTGCGGAAACCCACTCACCACCTCGTCCGAGCCTGGATTTGGCAAGCGTATAAATAGTCGCCTAATTTCATCTGGCATTGATTTGTAAACGCTTTCACTAATCCGCATAAGTCCTCCCGTGTACTTTATAATGGCACGGTTGGCAAAGCGTTATCCCATTATCAATGTTCCATAATTCGGGCGTATTTCTTGCCATATCTCTGTCGGTCACTCCGTTCATTTCAATAAGTTGAGCAAGCGGAATAATGTGGTGGCTTTCAAGAACTTCAATTGAGCCACAGTTCACGCATTTACCATCGCGTTCTTTTACCGCATCCATCCACTTGCGGTTTTCAGTCAATCGCCTAATTGAACTGTTTAGCCTACTTGACCCACCGCGCCAGTTGTAGTGATTTTCACCGCGCGTTTTCTTGCCTCTTTCAGTAACTCTGTCAAGATTGTTCTTACACCAGCAGCTAATTGACTTCGCTCGTTTTCGGTTGGATTCTTTACTTTTCGGGATACCGTCAAGATGATTAGTTCCTTTTTCACGCCCTAATTCAAGCGCGTTCTTTTGTGCTTCGGTAACTGGAAACAATCGCTTTGCTTCGTCCCTATGCTCAAGACAAGCAACCCATCTAACCTTCGCCAGTTCTCTTGGTCGCCTATAAAGCGACTTGCCACAAATAACACACTTGCAGTTAGGCGTTCTCATCAAACCACCTCGCAAGTTCCATTAGTTGTGACGGCGTTACATCATCGCGTAATTCATACTCATCTTCGGGATAAGACAAAATCAGGTTCGCAGGGAAGCGACCTTGCGGGTGACTTGCAACTGGCTCTATACGCTTGCCGTCAGGCGATTCCCCAACGCTAAACGAATTTCCACCTGCACCATTAGGGTACGAGTATCTATCTTCCGTCCCCACCCTACCCCCGTCAATCCACAAACCAGCCACGCCCCAAGTGAGCGCGTTGTTGACAAACGTGCCGTCAATCGGCTTCATCGCCACGACAATCGGCTCAAACGCGGGCTTGAGCGCAGTGCCCCAGCCGTGCCAGAGCTGCGCTTCGGGTGTGGCGGGTGCGGTGATTAATCCAATCTTGCTGTCAACTTCTTTTCGTTGATTATTCTCTGAGTTTACAAACTGATTGTTGCCATCTTGGAAATGATAAGCATATCTGCCGTCTGTCCGCTTACCAATTACAACAGGCTCTTTACCAGCCTGCTTGTCAATCCCCTTGCCGATGTCGTAACTTTTTGGGAATCCGCTCCCGTATACCCAAGCGATAGTGTCACGGATTTCAAAGCCAGCGTCCTCAATAGCGCACACCATTCGGTGATAGGTGCGAGTGCCGCC